TTCAGTGATGCTGGGCCGACGGTGTTCGTTCGGTCAGACGGCAATGATAGCAACGACGGCCTCTCAGCCGGGAACGCAAAAGCCACTATCTCCGCAGCAATCGACGACGCACCTATTCTCCCGTGGTCCAGCGAACTCGTTATCGACCTCCAAGAAGCCACGACATTCAACGAGGGAGACATCACGAACAGCGAGACACGAGCCTACCGGTCCATCCGCCTCATCGGCGACGGCGACGGGGCAGGCAACAACAACACGACCATCGACGGGAGCGGAACTGGCGAGAATCAGACCATCAAGGCAGAGTTCAACGGCACGATGGTCCTCGAAAATCTCGACATCGTGGCAGCATCATCAGGCGCGGTCTATGCGAAAGACGGGAGTGTCCTCGTTACCGCCTGCAACATCAACAGCCGGGGAGAACTCGGCGTGCGTGTCAACCAGAACGGCTACGCGGAGCTGGATTCCAACACAACGATTGACACAGGCGGTTCGGCAGGCAACCGCGCGCCGCTCAGCACCATTCGCGGGAAGATATCCTCGCAGGCAGACATTACTGCCGGAGGGGGTGAAAGCCAGACAGTGACGGTCGCGGAGGGAGCATCTGCCGTGTTATCGAACTGCACTATTGACGCTGGGAATGGTTCGCGGTGTGTGCGCGCTGCTCAGGACGGGAGCGTCGAAATTGTGGATGCTAGTCTTCAAAACGCTACCACAGGCGTTGAAGGCGAGCGCGGTTCAGTCTTGAATGTTAAATCTGATGTCACGTACAGCGGTATTAGCACGCAAATCAAAAGAGACAGTAGTTGCGCAATTGTCGAGGGAGACACCGATAATAATCTCGGGTGGAACCCGACCACCATCGAAGATGTCTCCGGAACAAAGAATACGGCGACGTGGTACCAGAACACGACCGGGGACGTGATGGAAGTGAACGCAGTTGTCGAGTCTGACGGAACCGCAGACGCGCAAGCGAACGCGCTGCTAAAGATGAGTCCGGACCAAAGTGACGTGACGGTGGACCAAGACAACGCACAGGCCTCAACGAGCGTGGTCGTCCGTGCAAACGTGTCTGCGACCGTTCCGGACGGCTGGTATTACCAAGTGTACGCTCTCAAAGGCTCTATCGGTGACTGGGTGGAAATAAAGGCATAGCGACTGCATCGGTATTTTTATCGAGGGTAGAACGTGCTAACTAGGTATGGTTGCAGACACCACTCCGGAGCAGTCGATAGTTATCACGGACTCAGAGTTGCAGAAGACAACTGAGCGCGGTGAATATGTTAATGCAACAGTGAAGAATATCGGCGGGGAAGCTTGTTCATTCCGTCTTGCAGTGCTTTTTCTTGGCGAAAATACAAAAGCGGTTGATACAACAAAAATACCAGGGGAGTTGGCGGCTGGGGAAGTGAAGGACTTCCAAGTGCCCTTCATGGGGAGTAATCCAAACGCAGAACTCGCGTATGAGAGGGACTCAATACCAGAGTTGTCGGACTATAGCATATCGGTTGAGAAGCCAATTGAGAGTGACGAGTGAGCAATAAGCGCGAGGAACATATCGTCTCCATTTTTGACTCTCGGTTTTCTGGCATAGTTCGGCACAGCAATCAAGAAATTTACGCGAGAAGCCTAACGTGACACACTCCTGATTGTTCTAAATCTTACAACCACCCCCACCGATAAAAATTACGTCCGGGGTCTACTGGCCGCTGTCGGGCGCTACTATCTCGCCCTGTCCGCCAACCGTCGCGGTATACTTCGACTTCTGTGGATGGCTAACCGTGACTTCGGCGGTCGTGCTGGCGGTGTCGCCGACTATGCTTTCGTCACGAGAGTCCAACACGTCGAACGTCACTCCCACCGTCAACTCCCGCGAGACCGACGACGCGACCTCTGGGGCGAAGTCGCTACTGCTCCACTCCTCGCTATCAGTCACCCGCCCAGACAACTCGGTGTCACCTTTGAGGGTGGTCCGGTCGGTCACGAGCTTATCCTCGGCCACCACACTCCCGCCGACCGAGAGCGTGAACCCGAGGGCGTTCACGGGTTCCATCGCGGCGTCGTAGTCGTAGCCGACCGTCACGCGAACCTTCGGTTCTACCTTCTTGGCTGTGAACTCGGCGTCCGGTATCGACAAGCCGTCCATCTGGACGTTCGCGTTCGCGCGTGAGTCGTCGGAGATATAGGCTACTCCGCTCCCTGCGAACGCGACCGCGGAGAGTCCGGCGAGTGCTTGGCGTCGGTTGGGTGTCGGTACGTCTCTCTCGAACCGCTGGCTATCGTTTCGTGTCATTGGCGCGCATCTGTCGCTACCCACCACGGTAACGACAGTATAACCTACGCAAGACTGCATAATAGTAGTACCGGAACAAGCCAGTACCGGGACGAAACTAAAACGCGGTTAGGCTTCCATCGCGTCAACCAAGTCCTGCATCTCCTCCAGCTTCTCGATAGCTTCCTCGGTGTCCGCGTCGTCTCGGAGTGCCGAAATAGAGGAGCGAAGCCGGATTCGGAGACGCATAACCAACCTATCGACGGCGTGTTCGTTCGCGGAGTCAAGGTCGGCGGCCGCGGCGTCGTGGCTGATGAGTGCGCGCAGGTAGTCGTCAATAGTCACCCGGCGGGGTATCGAGTCCGTCCATTCCCGCCAGTCCTGCCGGGGCATCTGGAATTGGTAGGTCACGGGTTCGTCGGGGTTGGGTTCTTGCTGGAGTTCGTCGGTGTTCAAGGACTCCATACAGGTTGTAAGCGAGGCTTACAGTATAGGGTTAGTGGTTCTTAGTAACCAACCAATAGACTTAATGGGCAAGACTGCATACAATAGAGTATGAGTCAAGCAGTTGCGAAAGTGACCGGCCCACACTACGCGGCAGACGAGAACGGAGACAACTACGAATACTGGCGGTGCGAATCCTGCGGTCTCGAATCCTCCGACCGCTCGCTCGACACCGACGGATGCTGGCGGTGCAAGTAACGATGGCGGAACACGACGCCGAACTGGTTATGAAGATACCGCCGACTGACGGGGCCCCCCACGGCCCGGACAGGCTTGTCGCATGGACGTGGACAGACGGACGCAGGACTATGAGTCCGTCAGAACACGAAACGTCGGCAGACCTGATTCGAGAAGCAGAGAACCGATACAACTTGGACGAATTGGAGTCGGGGGACGTAGTTGCTCAAGTGTCTATGTCGGACGATGGAACCGCCGAGGATGTGGAGTGGTCGGACCCATGACCCACGCTGAGAACGAACCCCTCGGCCAATGCGAGGGGTGCGGCGACCGCCACCCCGAAAGCGAACTCCACTATCAAGACGAACCCGGCGCGACACTCGCGTTCTGCGACGACTGTTGGAAGTGAATGAAACCATGACAGAAATCCCAGTTGCGACTCAGTTCGAGGAATCGCTCAAGTTCGGAGACGACTGCCCCGTCTGCGGCGAACCAGTAAAAGCGACCGTCGAAGCCCGAGAGTGCCCGGACTGTGGGCGAGTTGACGGACCGCTCGTCTATAACGGCGAGTGTAGCCAACACGACACCGATACCGGAGTCACCCGGTACATTTTCCACCAGTAGCCAGACCCCGAGAGCGTCTGGCCTTCCCGGAAAGACGCTTGCCCGGCGTGGGCGGGCGTCACGGAGAAGCAACCTATGACAACAGACCCACCAACAGCAGACAAGACGAAGAACCGAGCGCGGTCGTTCATCGACACCGACACGCCCGGCCGAGTCGTCATCACCGACGAAGGAGGCGTAGACAACGCCCAGAAGACGGGCCGATGGATAGCCAGCACAGACACCGTAGACTGCGAGGCACACCGATGACTACGTTCACGTGCGACAACCCCGACTGTGATACCGAGTATACAGCAGGGGAACGAGAGAAGGAAAGTCTGTTCGTTTCCTACTCCGTCAGCCCCCACGACGTAGAGGGCATCGGTAAACGGGCATTCTCACTCTGCGAGGACTGCGCGAACGAACTGGACTCGGAACTCCCATCAGAGGGAAGCATATGACCGACGAAGACGCCCTGCTCACGCTAACCTACACGCCCCGCGACGGCCCGCGGCGTCGAATCAAATTCAGCCCCCGCTCGGACGGCGGCTACGTCCGCGAGGAGTACGAGCGAGACGCCGAGTCCGGCTGGCGTCTCCTCGGAAGCGAACACGTCGAATCCGTCGATGTCGAGCGCGGCGACCGCGACGACCGAGACGGTATCGCTGGCCGAGTCGTACTTCCCTAAGACGCCGGGATTCTTTCTCGCTATTCTCCGGAATTCAGGCGGTAGAGGAGATTTGAGCCTAATAGCAAACGAACGTTTGGAGTGTAGTGCGTGGGGTAGTACCTCGTGTTGATTCTCGGCCGTCCGTCTGCATAACGAGAGAAAGGCGATAGCGGCGGTATCTCGCGCGGTTAGCGGTATCTCCGAGAACAGCGGAGAACGGCCTCGCGTGGGTGGTTCTCCGAACACACCCACGCTTTAACGCCCACTACGGGTATGGTAGTATTCATTGCCTAATAAAGCTTCTGTTTTGGAGTAAGAGATGTATGAGTGCTTGAACTAACAGCTACCCGAGAACAATACCGTCCGCCTCACGTCCGTTCGGCGTCCTACCGCGGATTCCCTCTCCTACCACCCGAGGATTACACGAGGAATAGCCTACCGTAGCATACTCCAAACGAACGTTTGCTATTAGGCGGAAAACGCCTCTACCCCTAGAAAACCAGACTTTAGAGTTCCGCGCCAACCGCGGTCGCCAACAGATACACGTCTCGGTTCACGAACGAGAGAATCATCGGATTCGGCCCGAACTGCGGTTTCTTCGACACCACGAACTCCTCTACCTCTCCGACCGGCTGGCCGCCCCGCCACGACACCTCGGTATCCTCCTCGATGAACTCGCCGGAGACCGCCGACTCCCACTCATCGAGATGAACGCGAACCATCTCTTTCGATAGCCCAGTCTCCTCAGTGAGCGCGTCGTAAGTCACCGTCCGGTCGGGGTGATGCCGCCAGCGTTCACAGAACACGCGAAGAATCACTCGGCGCACCTCGGTCTTCCCGCTGTACGCCCACTTCAGGGTCGCGCGGCGTAGCCGCTCGTACTTCTGGAAGATGTAGGCTTTGTCGATAGCTTCGCCAGCGCCGTCTCCGAGTTCGCGTAGCCGCGACTGTTGTTCGTCCGTGAGGTTCGCCGCGCCACTCCCGGACTGACGGGGTTGGGTGGCGTCGAGTGCGTCGTACTCGGACATCGTTACGTCACCCGGAGGAAGCCGTCTGCTGGCGAGTAGATTTCTCCCTTCCGCTTCAGTTCCGCCACGCGCTCCTCGGCGTCTTCCGTCCGGAGTCCGTGTTTGGTTTTCGCTCGCTGGATGACCATGCCGACCGGCGCGGCGGGTTCGTGTTCTCCGTCGAGCCGTGCGACCTCTCGCTTCACGGGGTCTTTCTGACTCGCTTTCTCGAAGCCGCTTCCGTCCGTGACGGTCTCGGACTCCACGGGACTGTTGTTCCAGTTCTCGGGGAGTAGTTCGATTCGGACGGGTGGTACGTCCACGCAGTCGCAGACGGCGACGATTCGACCGTCTCGGTCGGCGAGTGTTACGTCGGTGTCGCAGTTCTCGCAGGTTAGTGGTTCCATCATGGTTTCGTCCGCGACGGACGAACGCGGGCCTACCGATAGCACTAAGGCATGGCGGGCCGTAGGGAAAAACACCTACCACGGGCTTTTCCCGAGCGTGTCTCGTCGCTTAGTTCCAACTATACGCGCCTGTCCCTATAATTCTTCCCATTACGTAAGTCGCTCTTTCGAACCTCGTAAGCAGTCCATATCTGAGCGTAAGCCGGGCTTACGAACTTTCCAAACGCTTACTATGTTCTGCTAAGAAACGAATCCTGTATGAGTAGTACCAAGACAGGCACGCCGGGCCGCGCCTACGTCCGTCGGACGATTCGGCAGACGATTCGGACGAGTGACGGCCAGCCCGACCGCGATGGGGTTGTCGAGACCGCGAGTGCTATCGCTGATGTTCGTGAGCGAGTGGTCGGCGAGGAGTTCGACAAGCTGGAGGAAGCGGGCTTCCTCTACATCCGCGACGAGGGCGTGGTTCTGGCATGAGTGACGCCGACGAAACCCACCATACTGAAGACTACTACGAGAACGACGGGCGGGCGGTCCGAATCGACACTGGCTACTACGAGATTCAGGTGTGGGGCGACACCGACGACAGTTTCGCTGACGTGATGGAGAAAGCAGAACGGGCGGCGGACCGCGCGAAAGACGACGTGGAAGACTTGAACAGCCAACTCGACGGCGACGGGAAACACTACTCATGAGCGATGATACGGAGTTCCGCGAAGCCGTCAAGACGGTTGTTCGACGCCACGACCCGGATGCCGATGAACTGCGGTCGCTCGCTGGCGACATCGAGTCGTTGGCGGACCGATACGAGGCGGTTGGCGACACGCTGTAAGTCGGGCTTTCTCGGTTCTGGTTTCTGTAATGGGTACTTTCGGTTCTCGTAAGCGGTGCTTACACGTATCGAAAACCTTACTATGGGCGCGTGAGTGCGTTACTGTATGCGGCACTTACGAGAGACGTTCACCGACGACGAGTTCGCAGAACTCGAAGCACAGAAAGGCGACCGAACGTGGCGCGAAGCAATCCTCGGCGAGTTCGGGGTGAAAGACGAATGAGTGGGTCGTACTATGAGGTTTGCGACGAGTGCGGACGCCACGTCGTGAAGGCAGGACACGACGACGACTGTTCCAACGGAGAGGATACCGAATGACGTTCTCCGCTATCATCCAGCGGCAGACGCTCGCGGACTTCAGCGAGACGTTCGGGAGCGTCGTAGACGAAGTGGTCCTGTCGTTCACCGACGACGGACTCCACGGCGCGGCAGTTGACCCCGCGAACGTCGCGCGCGTCGAACAAACCCTCTTCCCGAGCGCGTTCGACCACTACGAAACCACAGGAATCCGGACCGGCGTGGCGCTCGAAAAAATAGACGACTTCCTCTCCAAATCAAGCGACGACCTCGTGTCCGTCGAATACGACGAGGAGACGCGCCGCTTAGAATGGGAGTGCGGGCACGCCCAGTACTCGATGGCGTGCATCGACCCCGACGCGATTCGGGATGGCGGCGACGACCCCGACCTTGACCTCCCGAACCGTGTCGTGCTGGAGTCGGACGCGCTCGACCACGCCGCCGACCTCGTGGACATGGTGAGCGACCACATCCACATCAAGGGACGCCCCGACAACGAGGAAGACCCGCTCCGAGTCTTCGGTGAGGGCGACACCGACGACATGAGCATGGAGTTCGGCGACAGTCTCGGCGAGGGGTCCCAAATCAGTGAGGAAGCCGAGACTCTGCTTTCGCTGGATTACGTTCTCGACTTCGTGGGCGTGATGCCGAACGCGGCCGAGATAGAACTCCGGTTCGGCCACGAGTATCCCGTCCTGATGGACTACGAGTACGCCGACGGCAACGCCGAGGTTCGGATGATGTGTGCGCCGCGAACCAGTACGAGCTAACCAGTCATGAGTACCACATCCCCCAACAATTCGGACGGTGGCTACGTTCTCGGCCAACCGCCAGCCCAACAGCAGGGGTATGCGAGTTTCGAGACGAAGCCGACAAGCCAACTCTCCGACCGGCGGTCGGACACGGGCGGCGGCTACGAACGCTGGCGGAGCTACGAAGACCGCCCCGACTCAAGCCGTATCGGGAAGGAAGACGTGTACGTGACCGTCCACAGGCTCGCGGCGGTCGCGTTCTGCTACCCCGACGACATGGCGGTCGGGGATATTCTCGCGCACTTGGACGGCCGGGACGTGCATCACACGACCGGGTGTGAGTGGGCGAACTTCGGCGAGTCGCCGAACTTCGAGGAGAAGGGTCTGGAAGTGGTCGGGCACGGGACGCACTCGGAGATAACCCAAAGCCAGATGCGGGCGTGGGCGGCGGACTCGAAACGAAAGGCGCAAGAGCAGATGTCCGCCAGCGGGTTCGCCGACGACTCGGACGACGGCCTGTGTGTTTCGTGCGGGGAGTCCGAGGCGATGGCGACTGTGGAGTCCGCGCCGGGAGAGTACTGTCTTGAGTGCGTCCGCGAGATAGCCGACGGAGAAACCATCGAGGTGCTGTAATGGCGACGCCGTATCGAGTTGCGGACGACGACGTGATGGCGCCGGTCCGCGATGCAGTCGACGACGACCGGCGGGACGCTGGCGGCGGTGGAGTGCATCCTCGGGCTATCGCGGACTACTCTAAGCTCGCGGCGGAGACGTTGACGGACCGATGCCGGAAGCTCGAACAGGACGGTCGTCTTGTCGAGATGCATGGGTGGGGGCCGGAGTTGAAGGCGCGAAAGTCGTATCTCCCGGCCGACCACGAGGATGCACCGTCTGAGGAAGATTCGCGGGTGTGGCCGAATCCATGACGCTCGGTATTTTCATTCTGGTGATGCTGTTAGTGGCTGGTTACGTATTGCTCCTCGTGGGTGTGTGGGCGCTTCTCGCGGCTGAACCCGTTTAAGTTGATTTTACGAACTGTTTATATTCATATGCGCCTCTTACAGCGGTAAACAAAGTGGTGTTTATATTGCTATCCGGGGTCAAGTACTGGTTACATCGCGGGACGCCTGCGTAGAATACGCGGGCCGGAATCCATAGTTCCAACCCGCGGCCGGAGTAAGCATGTCATACAAAGAAGCATCCCCAAATAAAGGTTCGCGTACCAACCTGAAAGTAAACAATTCAGAGCAACCATCTGAAGCGACTATCTTCGACCTTCTCTCGATTAACCGTCGGAGGTACGTCGTAGACGAACTCGCAGACGCCGACCGCCAGCCTCTTGATAAGTTCGTGGACGCGATAGCGCAACGCGAAGCCAGCGAGAAACCCGAGGAGGGCGAAGACTGGCAGGACATCAGGCGGACGGTGGAAGTGAGCTTGTATCAGACGCACCTTCCGAAGTTGTCGAACGCTGGCGTGGTCCGGTACGATTGGACGGAGGGATGGATTCAGGCTGGCGAACACTATGAGCGGATGCTTCGGTATCGGCGTCCGGCGGACTTGGAGTCTCCGGGCGGCCTCCGGAGTCTGTTCGGGCGCTAACATCCGATAGTTTTAAGCGGTTCTGCATACTTGTTGTTAGTGCCTCCCACTTCGAGGCGTGCATCCGAAACCCACCACGCGGCCGTCGCTGATACTGCAAGCGGACCCTGTGGCCGGGCGCACTCTGCCCGGCGTCTAACAGACGGGGAAGACGCCCTGCCTCTATCCGGCGACGGCGTAATCGTCCTTCTACCGTTGACCCCCTATGTTTAACTCTCGGACATGACACTCCATCGGTAGATGCAATGTCACGCAAAACCCGGCCGCCGACCCTCAAGCACGAACTATCAGCAGAACTCAGCAGGGACGCCGCCCGCCTCAATGCCGGGTGCCAGTCCCGTCTCGGAGTAACCGCGAAGATGTTCAGAACCGCCAAATACCTATTCTACGTTATCACGCTCCTCTTCAGTGGCTACCTGATTCAGTACGGCGGCGTCGAACCCACGCTGGCGATGCTATTCGCCGCACTCCTCATCTCGGGACCGGAAGGACTGGAAGCGTGGCTGATGGCGAACGGCGCACCCGTAGACGACTCCGGAAGCGACGACGTGGAGAAGCTCGCCGAGGACGCCCAAGGCGGCGAGGGGTACGATATCAACTTCAAGGAAGGCAACGGACCGGAGCAGTAGAGTACGCACACCGGCATACTTTTCATACCACAGCCACTATCCGGAAGCATGACCGAGAGCCACGAGAACAAGAGCGTTCGACTCACGAAACCAGTCCACGGCCAGCTTCAAGAAGCCGTCCGAGACGGCGAAACGAACACCGGAGCGGTCGGCCGCGCGCTCGACGCACTCGAAACCGAACAACTCGCCCCCGAGTACGTCCGCGAACAAGCCCGCAAGCGTAGCCCCGGCCGGGAGCGAATCGGCAACCCGAGCGACGGCCTACACTCAGTAGCGCAAGCCCTCGGCGACCTCGGCGAGGCAACGACCGGCGAACTCGCCTCGCACGACTCGGTAGGGATTCAACGCCAGCAGGTTCGGAACCACCTGCATAGTCTCGTGGAGTCGGGGCTTGTCGAGCGCGCCGACCGAGAGTCGTCGGGTGTGGTGTGGCGGGATGCTGGCGTGGACGAGATTCCCGCGCCGGGTGAGTCCGAGACGACGACGGTTCGGTTTGCCGTTGGGACTTACGAGCGACTCGACGCGGCGAACCGGGACTACGAGTCGTTCAGCGATACCGTGGGTCGGGCGTTGGACGCGCTCGAAAGGGAGGATGTGGTCCGGGAGTTGCTGGCCGGAGGAATGGAGGTGGACGCATGAGGTTCAAGACTGCCCTTGCCTACGTTATCGCCGCGTTGTGGGTCTCGGCGGCGTTTTTAAACGTCTACCTCGGAGAATACATCATGGCGATAACAATATACACCGCGTTACTCGGCGGGTATCTCGCTCGGTGGTTGTCGGTCCCAGAGGAGGGCGTCGAAGCATGAGCGAGGGGCGTATCGTGTTCTGTTTCGGCGTCGAAGGCTACCGCGACGACCACCACGACAACTACCACCCGGCCACGCTCTACCGGAAGGGAGCAGACGGACCCTACGGCGACTTCTCTGGGGAAGCCAACGAGATGATGCACGAGGCGTTCGACGCCCTGCCGAAGCCACCCGAGGAGTACGACCGCGAGGACGCTGGCCGTGGCGGGTGGTTCCGGTTCGACTACGAGGCGCTGGTGTCGGGCGAGAACACCGACCCGATTCAGACGGCCGACGCGGCAGAAGCGTAGACGACTGTTTTGTATGCGGGTTGGGGTAACGCCTAACTACCCGCCACCGCCACCTACCCCGTATGGGCTACATCTACGACTGCGACGGATGCAACAAGACCGAACACTCGTTCCCACCGTTCGCAGGCGAGTTCACCGAACAATTCCTCAAGACCGTCGGCGGACAGTTCGCCGCTGTATTCGACCCCGGTGAGAAGGTCACGATTTGCGCGGACTGCATGGAGTTACAGGTTCTCGCCGGGAAGATAGTTGTCTGCCAGCGATGCGGGTGGAGCGTCCGAGCGACCGAGCTTCCCGCCGGAAAAGACGAGTGTCCGGGATGCGAGGAGTCCGAATCGTTCGTCACTCGGGAAGTCGAGACCGGCGACGGTGGTAGCGATGACTGAAGCGTGCGCGTGTTGCGGGAAGCCGACCGACCACTCGGAGACCCACCACGTCAACCACCGGAAGGGTGACAACCACCCGGACAACCTCAGTCCGCGAGACCGAGGGTGTCACATGGACCACCACGACAACCAGCGGGCGGCGAAGTTCTCATACGCCCCCTAACCCCTACGATTAACGAAACAAATCCATCATGACTGACGAAACCAATCTGTGCGAGTATCCGGCGACGAACGGCCCGTGCCAGAACCCCGAGACGGGCGAGGACGGCTACTGCTGGCTGGAGTCCCATAGCGACGACGGCACCGAGCGGGAGTCGGACGGACGGGGCGCTCCCGAAGGGAACGCGAACGCCGCGAAGCACATGGCGTTCAGCGACCACTTCCGGAGCGACCTCACCGAGGGCGAGGAGAAGGCTATCGACGGACTGATTTCACATCTCCGGGATACGGACGACCCGGAGCGGGCGCTCGCGGCGGAGATAGCGGCGGAAGCGTTGATGAAGTATAAGCGAGCGTGCGACGAACGACTGTTGCGCGAGGCCCGCCAGTGGATGTCTGAGTTCAACCTCCTCCCGAACGCCGACCGGGCAGAACTTGAACACTCCGGCGAGGTGGACGGCTTCGAGTTCGTCATCAATCCCGGAGAGGACGAATAGGATGCCAGCAACCCGGATTGAAGCCGTCGTTGACGACCATCCCGCACAAGAGCGGTTCGTCGCCGACCGGAACAGTTCGACCGCGTACATCGGCGGCGTCGGGTCGGGGAAGACCACCGGGGGCGTCTTGCGGGCGGGCCGCCACGTCGCGGAGTGGAACGTCGGACACAAGGGCGTCATCGTTTCCCCCACGGTGCCGATGCTTCGGAACGTCATCGTCCCGGAACTCCGCAAGTGGGGGTTGCTGGATAAGCCCGGTGTCGAGTACCGCCGGAGTGAGAACATCATCGAGTACCCGAACGGGTCAACCATCATCTTAGAGTCCGCGAACAACGACCGGAAGATAGAACGACTCCGTGGGCTGAATCTGGCGTGGGCGTGGATGGACGAAGCCGCCTACCATCCCGAGAAGGTGTACCGGATTCTCGGAGACCGACTCCGGCGGGGCGACTACCGGAACCTGTTCGCCACGACGACCCCGAGAGGATTCAACTGGGTGTACGAGGAGTTCATCAACCGCGACGGCAAGACCTCGGAACCCATCGCGGACGGCCGCGTAGTCACGACCGACGACTCGACTGCGATAGCGGGCGTATCCACAAGAGCGAACCCGGCGAACCCCGACGACTACATTGAGCGCGAGGAGCGCCAGCGGTCGGGGGAAGCCTACGAGCAAGAAATCGAGGGTGAGTTCGTTCAGTTCGAGGGCTTGGTGTATCCGTGGTTCGATGAGGAGAACAGAATTACCGACCCTGAGCGTCTGCCGGACGCTTGGGATAAGACTATCTACGGCGTGGACTTCGGCGGGAGCGCGCCGACCGCGATAGTAGCCGTCCGAGTAGCGGACGGCGACTACTACGTGGTTGACGAGTTCTACGAACCGCGGGTTACGGACGACGCGATAGCGAGCGAGCTTCAGCGGATGTACTCGGAGTACGGCCGCGGGCCGGTGTACTGCGACCATGAACCGCGGACGATTCAGAAACTTAGCCGGGAGTCGATTCGGGCGAAGGAAGCGGACAAGAGCGTGGATGAAGGAATCCGTCACGTGAACGGGCTACGCGAACACTTGTTCGTTCTGAACGAGTGCCAGAATGTCGTTGACGAGTTCAACCTCTACCGGTACAAGGACGAATCTGACGACGTGTTGAAGGAGAACGACCACTTGATGGACGCCCTGAGGTACTGCTTGTTCTCGGAGGATGCTTCGCTGTCGGCGGGTGGGGCGGTCATCGAGTGGTGAGCGCGACGGCGAAGCTTTTACTATCAACCAGTCGGTAGGTGTAAGCGCCGCGTTCGACCGACGCCCGCGACACCGTGCCTCGGTGGCACCGGGGATGTACTTCACGGCCGCGAACGAAAGTCGAGTTGTCGAACGCGACACTGGGCTGTGGCTGTCAACCCCCACGGCATCATCCTTTGCCAACCCAAAGCGAGGGAGGCGGGGTGCTTTCCTCACCCCCTACTCCTCGGTTGGTGTTCTAACCGGCGTTCAGCGAACCTCCGATAACTCCAAGTATGCCGAATCGGACACGTAGAGTATGGAAACAGGGCGCGTTATCGAAGGCGACAGTAAGGACGTTCTCCAAGAGCTACCGGAAAACTCAGTCCATGCGATAGTGACGGACCCGCCCTACGGCTTGAACTTCATGCCGGACGTGACGAACGGGTGGGACGATTTCGAACCGCGCGAGTATCAAGAGTGGTGCGAGGTGTGGGCGAAGCGGGCGCGGCGGGTGCTTCGGCCGGGCGGCCACCTGCTGGCGTTCTCGGGGAACCGCACCCATCATCGTCTCTTTTCGGGCGTGGAGGACGCGGGGTATGAGGTTCGGGATACGATTACGTGGCACTACGGTTCGGGGTTTCCGAAGGCGCTCGACGTGTCGAAGGCGATAGACAAGCAGGAGGACGCCGAGAGGGAAGTCGTCGGGACGCGAGAACAACGAGCGAACAGTCCGGATAGTGACGTAGGGCTGAATAACTCGTCGGGAGAGGTGGAGGAAATCACCGCTCCGGCGACGGATGCCGCCGAGCGGTGGCAGGGATGGAAGACCCACCTGAAGCCAGCATCCGAGTTCGTGGTCGTGGCGCGGAACCCGCTCGGGGAGGATACGGTGGCGGGCAACGTGAGGGAGTGGGGGACGGGAGCGTTGAATATCGGCGACTGTCGAATCGGGAGCGAGGAGCGAGAGAACGCACCCACCGCCGAGAACGGCGGCGTCTATGGCGACACTACCGCTGGCGTGAATGAGGGCGGGACGGTGGAGGGCCGGTATCCGGCGAACGTCGTCTTCGACCAACCGACCGCCCGCGAGTTAGACCGCGAAGTCGGCGACGTAGCGAGCGGGAGTGGTGAAATAACACGAAACGAGGACGTTGATAGCGGCAACCCGGACATTCACGACGGATACGACCGCCCCAACAAGACGATGTTCGCAGACGACGAACCGGACGGGATACGGTCGTATGGAGACGGCGGGGGTCCGTCCCGGTACTTCTACACCTCGAAAGCGTCCCGAAGCGAGCGCACGATGAACGGCCAAATCAAGAACGACCACCCGACCGTGAAACCCGTCGACCTCATGGAGTGGCTTGTCCGACTCGTCACGCGCGAAGGCCAGACCGTCTTAGACCCGTTCGCCGGTTCGGGGACGACCCTTCGCGCGGCGAAGAACCTCTGCCGGGAGTTCGTCGGCATAGAGCGGAAGCCGGAGTACGCGGACCTCGCTCGGGTTCGGGCGGGGCTTCCCGCCGAGGGCCCGTCGAACGTCCGGGCGGACGACGGCCAGCGGGGACTCTACCAGTTCTAACCTCCGGCCACCCTACACGCTTTAGTCCCATCTCCCTCACCGCGTAGACATGAGCCTCGAAACCATCATCGTCGGCGTGCGTCGAGACGGCCAGACCGAACAGATTCCGGTGGAAGCGAACCGAGTTGACCGAGACCGCGACGGCGCGGTCCGACTCTACGACGACGACACCGAGATAGCGACGTTCTGGAATGCCGAGTACGCCGTCCGAGAGGACAACCTCGCCCGGTAGACCACCCTACACGTTTTAGGCCCGCTACTGACACCCGTGGGGTATGGACTTCACCGACACCGACACCGGAGACTCCGGTGCTGATTCTCCCGCCGTGGTGGTCGAAGACAGTCGGCCGCCCGCTCCAGACGAAGCCACGCCCGAACAGGTCGAACGCTACAACCGCCAGTACCTCGAAAAGAATAACGTCGAGATGGACCCCGGACCGACCCGGACCGACCCCGAGGAGTCGCCGTTCGCCAAGGAGTCGAACGAACTCGGCGCGGACGTGAAACACAAGAGCGAGTTCCCGTGGCTGTACGACCCGAACCGGGGCGTCCGATGGGACTTCGACCCAATTAGCCTCAGGAACCTCGCGCAAGGCGACCCGTGGGTAGGGATGCTAATCCAGTCCATCACGAAAGAGGTGGCCGAAACGCCGTGGACGATAGTCGAGGCGGACGACCAGATGGAGACACAGAAACGCCTCTCCACTCATCCCGAGGAGCGGTCGCCCGTCGAGAAATCCCTGCCCGACAGTACGTCGGAGCGAATCTACGAACTTTTGTCGGACCCCGCGCCGGACGTGAACTGGCAGGACGCCGTAGAGATGTGGCTTGGCGACCTCCTTGAGGTAGGTTCGATGACGGCGGTGAAAGCCTACCCACAGTCGGCCTACGACGGCGACGACCTCACCGCCGACCCCGCGAGCGTGGAACCGCGCGCCCTCCAGCCGAGCGCGCCCGAGGTGTGGACGAAAGACTACCACGGGAAGACCGGCGTCGTCAACGGCTACTGGCAGTTTGACGACCACAAATCGCCGGGAGCGGGCGGCGACTCGGGGCGCTCGGCGGGACGCCGCGGGATGAACAACCCGACGTTCTTCGACACTCCGGAAGTCATGTGGGACGACATGACGCCCCGGTCGAACCGCCGGTATGGAATGCCGCCGACGCTCCTCGTAGAAGACTTCCTCCAGTCCATCGACCTCGCGGTCACGCAGGAACAGCAGTACCTCTCTCGGGGTTCGATTCCGAGCGGGGCGTGGGTGTTCGAGAATTGGGACCGCGAGGAGGTTCGGGAGTGGAAGGAGGAGAACGCCGAGAACGTGAAAGGCAAGCCGCACAAGTCGTTGATGTTCGCGGGGCAGGGCGGCGGCGTCAGCTTCGAACCCATGTCGATGAACTTCAGCGAGTTGGAGTTCACGGAGCGCCAGAAGTGGTATGCTCGGGTTATCGCGTCGGCGTTTCAGGTGCCGACCGCCGTGGTGGGTATCGAACCCGAACGGGTGAACTACAACACGTTCCAAGGCGAACGGGAGAACTTCGAGAGTAACACGCTCGGCCCCTACCTCCAGCAGTTAGAGCGCGTGATTAACGACCAGTTCGTCCGGCCGCACTGGGGCGGCGAGTACCGCTTCGAGTTCAAGCCCGGCATGAGCGAGTCCACGCGGGCGATGATTAGCGAGCGCGTCCGTAGCGAGTTCAACGCGAATCTGCGAACCCGTTCGTCGGCGATGCGTGAGCTTGGTATCGAGGAACCCGAGGAGATGGAGGACGGTTTCAAGGAGGACGTGGTGAGCGACGACGGTGGCGGTCCGTTCGACAACATCGAGATGTCGATGACCTCGCAGGGAGACGGTGAGGTGTCGAAGAACCCGAACCACTCGAAGGACGGCGACATGATTCGGTGCGAGAACACGGGCGAGACAATCGTTCCGGACCGAATAGAGTCGAACGGCGGCGAGTGTCCGGAGTGCGGAGAGGACGTAGCGGCGGATGAAGTCATGCTATCGAAGTTCGACCCCGTGACTTCAGACCATCAGTTCGACCCCGGCGCGGGAGTCGGCGTCTGCGAGAACACCGGCAAAGAGTTCGACGCCGAGACGTTCGGCGACTTAGAGGGCGAGTGCCCGCATTGCGGCGGGGACGTGCTGGCGGTCAACCCTGAGGGAACCGGGAAGGACGCCGGGGCGTTCACGGCCGACGTATTCCGGACCATCGCTCCCGACGACGCCGACTACGTGAGCGAGCGCGTGACGGGTATCGGTGTGGACTTCCCGAACGATGGCGTCTACGTGGATTGGCGGAACGAAGTCTTCGAGGACGAACTCCAGAACTCTCACGTCTCGATTTACGGGAGCTTGGACGACCTTGAACAGGCGACGGGAGTTGACACCGAGACTATCGACTCTCTCGACGCGACGGTCGCCGAGAAGATGCTTGGCGACGAGATAGTCGAGAAAGTCCGGGGCGGTGGTTCGGGAAACTGTAGCCACGCCGTCGAGAAGGACGAACCACTCCGGGAGACCGACGAGTGGTATCAGTTCGACGTTCAACCCGGCGACATCGAAGCCCTGCGCGAGGACATCGCCGACGACGTAGAAGCGGTCTACGACGAAGTGCTTGAAGACGACGAAGTGGCGCGTATCATCGAGCGCATGGCGGCCGACGAAACCGAGAAGTCTGTCGCGGCGCTCTCGCGCCGACTGAGGGAAATCTTTGAGGAGTCCGAGGTGGTAGCCCGAATTGAGCGCGCGCTCCGTGACGGCACGAGCGAGGCGGTCGTAGAGACGGTTCAGGACGCTATCAGTGAAGCCGACTCGGACGACGTGGATGTGGACGTGAAAGCTATCCGCGAGCAGTTGTCCGACCGGAGCGTGGGCTTCGCGGACAAGTACGCCGACCAAATGCGAGAGGATATTCGGGAGACAGTCGGCGACGGATGGGCGGAAGGAAAGAACTCTCGGGAGATAGCCAGCGAGATTAGCGAGCAGGCTGACATGGAGAAGGGATGGGGTGGCGCGGAGCGTATCGCCCGCCAAGAGTTGCAGGTGGCGACGGGCCGGGCGCGCTCGCGGGTGGCCGAAGACCTCGGGAAAGTCGAGGTGTGGTCGACGGCGGGGGACGACCGGGTGCGTCCGGCGCACGAGGCGATGGACGGCGCGTGGTGTCGTGCTGGCGATTCGTTCGTGGTGGAGTACGAGAACCGAGGCGTCGAGAAGGAAGATGTTCCGGGGAGTAGTGAACCGGGTATCGGGTGTCGGTGTGTGACGCTGTTGCGGGACCGGAGCGAGGTGGACGACGCGGATTACGCGGGTGATGGGAGTGTGTAGGCAAGTTCAGAGAACCATGAAAACCCATTAGTGGGTGTAATGGGAACTAATGATGTATGGGAGAGTCAACACTTCCCTGTGGAACCAGTACGAGAGAACGGTTAGAAGAACTACGCGGCGACGACTTCCGAAGTTGGGATTCGTTCCTGAACTACCTCGGCGACCTCTTCGAGGAGTACAACGACGAGTACCGGGACGCGGGACAGAACCCGTCCGGCGGTGGGGAGTTCCCTGAGTTGGCGACGAAAGAGGACGTGGAGGGGCTCGCCGAGTTGATTCGGGAGGAGTCGGAGTCTGGCGCTCCGAACTACGACGATGTGAAAGCGGCGTGTCGGTCGGCAGTCTCGGAGGAGCTTGAGGGAGTGGTTCGATGACGGGGGTCTGCGACGAGTGCGGCCGGAACACAACGACAGTCGGCCACTCCGCCGACTGTCCAAAAGGGGGCGAGGAGTGGTTCGGGGTTACTGCTGAAATCACCAACCCAGAAACCGGGGCTTCGACGCGCCACGAGGAAGTAGTCCGGGCTTCGGGAGAAAGCGGGGTTGAACAGGAGGTTCGTTCGGAGCTTAATTTCGGTGCTAACGAGGAGTTGGACGTGCTGGAGGTAGAGCAGTTGACGGGAGGTAGTGGCGATGAGTAGCGACCCACTCCGGCGACTCCGCGACGAAGCCGATGACGCCGCTGAAAACACGCTGGAGCGAGAAGGGTCGGCTTACGACGCCTACGAGCGGATGGCGGGCCGAGCGCAAGCGTTACTGGATGAGTCTGGCGGGACTGTCCCGGTGGATAGTCTCCGAGAGTTAGCCGAGACATGGCGAGACGTCCAAGAGAAACGAGAACAGAACCCGGATGCGAACCCAGTTCGGGCGCAAGTTCTCGGTCGGTGTGCGGGCGAGTTGGAGGAATTGCTCTCCGAGTTCGAGGACGGTGGTCGGGATGAGTGACTTCATGGTGGCGTTCGGCGCGCTCGTAACGTCGGTGTCTGTCGGTCTGGCGTGGGAGTATATCGCTCCGGTGGCCGGGGTTATGGTTGGGTTCGGGACGCTGGCCGCTATCGTAGTTGACGAGGTAGGTGACCGGGATGAGTGACGGATGCCCGGTCTGCGACTGGGATGGAGAGGTAGCCGTCACGCATGACCTAACCCACCGATACTACACGCACGTAATAGTCCGAGACGGCGAAGTCTCCGGCGGCCGGACGTGTAGTATGCGAACCCAACCGGAGCGCCTCGGTCTCCTCTCACGTCTCGCCGGACTACTCCGGTAACTCCGGCGGCCCTATAGTTTTAACACGAACCCACGGCCACCGACAGGCATGAGCAACGACTTCGGCGCAGACTTCGCCGCAGACCTCACCGACTACCTCAGCCAAGGCACCGACCTCCCCACGAGTCCCGGAACCGTCTACATCACGCTCTACGACGACGCCGGGAACGAACTGAACAGTAGTCTCCAGAACGGCCGAGTGGCCGTCACGACGGGCACCGGCTTCAACGAACCGACCACTACGTCGTTCGAGAACGCGAACGAAATCGACTTCGGCGAGGCTACGTCGGACATCACGATTCAAGAGTTCGCCATCAAGAAGGGGGACGCCGACGACGGCAACACGACGATTTACGCTCGGTCGGACATCACGAACGCGCCGCAAGACTTCACGACGAACACGCGGGTGTTCTTCGAGGCGGGCAAGTTGACGGTGGACGTGCTGGAAGCGAACTAACCCGAGGAGGATAGTAGATGAGTGAACTGACGGTCGAATCGGGGACGACGCTGACGATACCTGCGGGTGCGACGAAGACCGCCGGGCCGATTAACGTCGCGGGGACGCTGAATCTGGATGGGACGCTGAACGCGGGCGAGTCGTCGCTATCCGCGAGTGCGGGACTCGACGCCGACGCGACGGGCGACGTGTCGAGCGCGGAACTCGGCGTCGAAGTGGACGCTGGCCTCGGCCTCTCCGGTGGCGTGTCTCGTCTGTCCGGCGGGCGCGCGGTCGGCGTTTCGGCGGCGGTCGGGTTGGCGGCTTCGGACGGGTTGTCGGCGGAGAAGATAGTGAGCGCCCGCCCCAGTCTCGGCCTCTCCAGCGTGGGGACGCTCTCGGCGGACAGTCCGGGCGTGGTAGCGACGGCCGGGTTGGGCGCGGCGAGTACGGTCTACCCGAGCGGGGAGAAGGCGGCGGTCGCACTCGCCGAGGCGGGCGCGGCGGGCGCGGCGAACCCCTCCGGGGAGAAGGACGTGGTGGCCGACGCGCGGACGGGCTTGTTGAACACGGCCACGCTGTCGGGCGAGCTTCCCCTGCATCCCTCGGTGGCCGACCTCGGCGTGGACTTGTACGGTGGGGCGTCGTTCACGGTTCCGCTGTTGCGGCGGGATAGTTTCGACGTGCAGGGCGCGGGCGAAGTCGAATAGAATCCACCCTGTACGCTTTTCTCTCGGGACTCGGACGCTCCGGGTATGCCAGACGACGATATACCCGGCGGGGACTTCTCCTCGTGCAAGCGAATCATGCACGAGGAGGAAGGCCACGACGAACAGGTAGCGGAAGACATCTGTGGGGCGCTCCAGCAAGAGGCGAAGAGCGACCACGGCAACCCCGAGGAGCTACTCGACGCCCTGCGGGAGGGCGCGGGCCTGATTGCGGACGTGGGCGTGGACTTCAATTCTGCCGTTGACGTGCCCGCGATTAACTCGAAGTGGGTGATGATGAAGTCCGAGGAGGACGGCTACAACCGGCAGGTGGATACACCGCTCGTCATGAAGCAATCCGCCCCCGACACCGAGAAGCGTATCAGCTACGCTCCGGCGATGATTCCCCGAGAACCGGACAAGGAGGGCGACGTGGTTCCGACGCCGACCGTCGAGAAGGCGGCGCACGACTACCTCACCGGGGGCGGGGAAGTGGATACGGACCACAACCTGATTGACGGGAAGGGGGAAGTGGTGGAGTCGTGGATTGAACCCGACGAACGGACGTGGGACCTACCCGATGGCGGGACTGAGACGTACCCGGCAGGGACGTGGATGGTCGGAATCAAGTGGGGTGCGGACACTTGGGAGCGAATCCAGAACGGCGAACTCACGGGACTCTCGATTTACGGGATGGCGGAACACGTCCCGCTCGGCAAGAGCGCCGGGACGTGTGCGGAGTGTGGTGGTTCTCTTAGTTCTACTAAGTCTCAAATCGCCGACACCGATAAGGGGGATGACTCAAAATCGGAGGGCATGGGCAACAACGACCCCGGCGACAACCCGGACGGCGGCGACGGCGACGGCGGCGGTGGGCCGACCATCGGCAAAGTCGCGTCGAGCGTCGAATCTCTCACCGACACCGTATCCAGCATCGAGGAATCCGTCAAGGAACTGGAACCCGCGGAGAAGAACGCGCAGGAAGCGGCCGAGATGCTGGCCGACGAGTACGACCTCGCCCCCGAGGACGTACTCATGGCGGTCGAAGACATGGCGGGCGGCGAGGAGAAAGCCGACGACGGCGAGGAAGACGACGACGAGGAATCGGAGAAGGGCGAGGGCGACACCGACGCCGGGGCGGACGACGTGGAGAAGCGAGCCGACGACGCCAACCTCGGCAAGGGCGGCGACAGTCGAACCACCGCCGCGAAAGGCATCGAGGACGGGAGTGGTGGCGCGGACGGCATACCGTCGTATCAGGACCTCGCGGACCAGCACGGAGGTAACTAACCATGAGTCAGACACAATCCTTCAACTTCGGCGACGGCGACGTACTACGCGACCGGGAAACCATCAAGAAGAACGCCGACACCTACTACGAGAACAGTTTCGGCGACCTCGAATCGGACACCATCTACCGCGACCCGCTCGGACTCAAGACGGGCGGCCAGCCGGTGGAACTCCAGAAGAACCGCTGGGAGCAGATGGCGAACACGCCCCTCAATTCGTTCGCTCAACCGCACGTCGCGGGTGAGAGCGAACCCATGTCGGTCGTGGAGAAGTGGAACGAACTCCAGCGGAAGAACTACGACCTACAGGACACCTTCTACGAGATTCGCAAGAGTCTCGACACCGGGGACTGGACGCTCCCGCTCGACATCATCCCGGACGTGTTCACCGTCAACCCCGAGCGGCTTCCGCTCGCGGACATGATTCCGCGCGTCTCCACGAACGACGACGAAGTGGTCGCCACGCCGCTCGAAGACCACCCCGACTTCTCGTGGGGGTTGGAGGACACGGCGGCGACGGACGGCGACGGCAACCGCGTCTACGACTATCAGGAACCCGGCTACGGCGACCACACCTTCGACGTACTCGGCATGGGTGCGGCGGCGCGAATCAGCGACAAGATGATTCTCGCAAGTTCGAACCTCCGGAACGCCGAGTCCGCCTACGAGCAGGCGTTCATGCGGGGCGCACAGCAAGAGTTGGAGCGCCAGATGATTCTCGGCACGAACAACAACTCCAACGGGTTCCAAGGTCTCGACGACTTCATCTCGGGCGGGGACGGCGAAATCGTGCAGTCGATGGACGCCGCGAACGCGAACCCCGAGGACTACGAGACGACGCTTCGCTACCTCATCAACGACGCCGAGTACGAGGGCGCGAACCTCAGTCAGACCGCGGTGGTCTGTGACTTCGACTTCCACAAGAAGGTCCGTGACGCGATTACGGACGTGACGCGGTACGAGCCGATGGCCGACCAGTTCGGCGTGGACACGGTGTTCGAGTACGACGGCGTGCCGGTGTGGAAGACGCACGCTATCGACCGGATTCAGGACACCGCGACGGACACGACGGACACGAAGGCGTACACGGTGAACTTCGACGCGCACTACCTGAACGTCCTACAGGAAGTCAGCATGCGGCCGCTGGCGCGTCTCGGGCCGCAGGAACGCTTCGGCGTGGACTTCTACGGTGTGCTGACGGCCGAGGATAACGGCGCGCACGTTCGCGCGGCGGAAGTCACCGGGGCCTAATCCGGCGAGTGACCCTTTCGTTTTTTGAGACTCGGTTGGCTACCGGCGGGTATGGCATCCTACTACGCGGCGGGCGGGCGGTACTGTAGGCGTCGGCGGTGTCGCGTTCTCTTCCGGGAGCGAGCGCGCCGTATCCGGCCGGTTGATGATGTGGATGGACTGGAGCCGTGCGACCGGCACCTCGATGAAGGCGGCGAGTCGGACGCGACGGAGTGGGCGGACCGTCCGGCGGCGGCGATGGAAGCGGGAGTCTGCCCGTGGTGCGAGAGCGACGACGACCGCTACGAGGGCGAGAACGTCGGCCAACACGCGAGTAGTGCGCACCCCGAGGAGTGGACTGAGTACCGCGAGGGCGATGAGTAGCGACCGACAAACCCCTCGGCGGTGGCACGCGCTCGTCGTCTCACTCCTCTCGCGTATCCCCATCGCGTTCGACCACAACGACACCACTCGGGATACGGACGGGCGAATAGGGTTCCTCTCGACGTATCCGGAGGTTCACGCGCTCGGATGGGGCCTCGGGTTCGGCCTCACGCTCGGACTGTCGCTGGCGTACTCTCGGTCGGTGACGCTGGCGGCGGGTGCGGCAGTCGTTCGGACGGTGATGTACGCGCATACCGGCCGAGAGGTGGAGGTGATGGGCCGGGGTGTGGAGCTTCCGGCGCGCTACCTCCGGCAGATTCGCCGAGAACCCCACTATCTCGATGGCGGCGTAGTCGCGGGTGTTCTCGTAGGCGTCGGGGTGGTCGTTGCGGCGGGCCTGCCGTTCTGGTTCTAACCCCGTCGTGGTTCTCTCGCGCCCGCGCGCTAGACTACTAGTTCTAAGTGCTACTAAGAAGAAAGTATTAAGTATGCAGGCTTGCATATTTTGAGTATGGCACGCAAGCAAGCGCCGAAGCGTTGCGGCGGCGAACACCCCGACTGGGTGTGGCTAACATCGGGTGGCATAGACTCGGTGGCGGCGTACCTCCTCACCAAAGACGCGCTCCACGACAACTACGGGAAGCGCCCGCTACTCGTCTACTTAGACACGCGGATAGGACTCCCGCGCCAGCGGCTATACATCGAACAACTCGCCGACGCCTACGGCGAACAACTATGGACGCTCCGGACGCATGAGAAGTTCGAAGACCGCGTAGCGAAGCGCGAGAAGTACGCCGGACGGGACGATGCTGGCGCACCCGGCGCACCACAACACGCCAACGTCCAAAACGAACTCAAGGGGCGTCAGCGAGAGACGCTAAACAGTCGGTTCAAGAACTTGGTTTGCGTGACCGGGATTCGGGCGGGTGAATCCGAGAACCGCGCCCAGTACCCGAAGGGCGAACAGTCTCGCGGAATCCAGTACGTCAAGCCGGTGTATGAACTCTCGAAAGAGGAGTGCGCCCGAATAATCCTCGAACACGAGGACTGTCCGATTAACCCGGAGTGGACTTCGAACCACTTTACGGATTGTGCCTGTCTCGCCAACGGCGACCCGAGCGAACTAGATACCGTCCAAGACAAGTTCCCCGCGTTCGGACAGCGAATCCAAGAGTACGAGGAAGCGATACCAGACGACGGCCTACAGTCGGTTCTCGGGTGGGACGGGTTGGCGTCGGCCGAGAAGAACGCACGGGAGCAAGGGCTTACGCAACTCTCGCTTTGCCGCGGCGGGTGCCAGCGGCAGGTTAAGACACCGATACAGCGGGCGTTTGAATCGGTGGCCGAAGGGACGGCGACCCGTTCGGAAGCGGCGGCGATGCTTTCGGCCGCGTAACCCCGTAGACTCTTTTTCTCTCGCCCGCCACACCACGGTATGCCTTCCGTCTCGACTCCCTCAGACGCCTACCAGAACTTAGAGGACATCCGCGAGCGCGTGGACTACCACGGAACCGACTTCTTCGACAATAATTCTCAGTTGCAGTTCGACCAACTCCTCGTCCGCCTCGAAGAAGAATCGCGCGGGATTTTCAAAACGCTCTGGGGCGACCAAACGCCCTTAGAGGAGACCGACCGGCAGGACGTGAAGCGGGCGACCGACGACGCCGCGCTCCCGATGCCGTATCCCGTCCGGTCGGTGTCGAAGGTCGAAGTGAAGCACAACCTCGCCGACGACTGGGAGACCTTAGAGGAGAACCGCTACGACCACACCGCGCACCGACTGATTCTCGCGGAACGACAGAGCGCGCGGGCGCTCCGACGTTCGAGGCGGACGGGCAACCCGTTGACGCGGAATGCGACTCGGGCGACATGGGCGGACCTCGCGGCGAAGGTTCGCGTGACCTACGACCGCGGGTTCGCCGGGGGCGCTCCGAGCGACGTGAAATCGATTCAGGTTCAGCTTGTGAATCAGATGCTTCGGAAGTTGAAGCGCGAGCAGACGGTCGCGGCGGCCTCTCCCGAGGAGTTCGCGGGGCAGACCGAGACGAACGAAGTGTTGACGGACGAGATTCGGGAGCGTATCGCGGACGTGACTCGGCCGGGGCGGGCTACGCAGTCCATCTAACCACCGCTGTAAACCATACTTCGATATATACAATGCCATTCGTCAAGTTCGACATGCGGCAGATGGAGGAAGAACTCGGTAGCGCCGCCAACGACGTGCTTATCGAGGTAGCGAACGAACTCGTGAACCAACTCAAGGAGGAAGCGCCGATGGGGGCGACGGGAGACCTCCGGCGGTCGTTCCAAATCTTCCGCACGGGAGATGGCGTGGTGTATCTCGGAACGCGAATCCACTACGCGCGGGACGTATGGAAGGGCACGGAGCCTCATTACGCCGACTTCGACCAGATTCAGGTCTGGGCGCGTCGGAAGTTGAACGACGAGTCGGCGGCTGGCCCGGTGTGGCGGAAAATAGCCGAGGAGGGAACCGAGGGCAACGACTTCGTGGGGAGGGCCGTGGAGAACACGCTCGATAGGGTGGGACAGTTGCGGTTCGACAACTTCTAACCCCCTACGCTTACCCTTCGCGCGCGGATTCTCTCGGGTATGACCGACTGGCTGAAGGTCCGGAAGGGACCGATAGAAGCAACAGAACACGGCGTGGAAGCGGCGGCCAGCGAGGGCTTGTTTGAGTCGATGCATACGGGGCCGCGGTCGTTCGACCGCATATCGTATCCGTGCGCCGAAGTCCTGCCGGAGCGGACTGAGCGGGCGGGCGCGACGAACTGGCGTCACTCGCTCCGAGTGAATCTGTATTTCGAGCGCGGGCGTCGATTGGACTACATCAAGGACGTTCTTCATCCGACGGCCGCGGTTCTCGATAACGTCTTAGCGTCTCTTAGTGGCCTTCCCGAAGTGACGAACTACCACCCGGCGAGTATCGAGGACTACGCCGGAGAGTTGGATAACACTCAGTTACTCCTCGTGTCTGTTCAATTTGAGTGCGTGACTCAGGTGGACCCCGGTGAGTTTTCTTAGTTCTTCTTAGTTGTCTGTGGGGATAGCGGTCTGTCTCGGACTGTTGTACCCACAGTTGTATAACTAAGTTGGTGGGAATAGATGGGAAAGGCTTATTATGCAATAGTGCATACGTATGAGTGTAGAAGGACGATGCACGACGAAACCCCAACCGCCGACGAAGCCGAACAAATCGCCAACTACAGCCGCGAAACCTACGACGAATACCTCTCGGAATACAAGAGCCTGTACACGACCGTCAGCGAGACCGAGCGCCGCCGAGTGTTCGCCGACGAACACGGCCACGAACTCGGAGAGTGGGCCGACGACCTCGGCCTCTCTCGCGGGAAGGTTGCGGCGTGGATGCACGAACAGGCCGACGGCGTGGACTACAACTGGAGCGCGAGCGACCCCGTGGTCCTGCTCAAGGGGGAGAACTAACGATGACGAGAGAATGCAAGCGCGACGGATGCACGAACGCCCGGCGGGACATCCGAGGGAGCGCCGGATTGTTCTGTAGCGACGAGTGCCGGTTAGAAGACTCTCGGAATCTGGACACGCCGGACGTGAGCGGTATCGCCCGCGACATAGCGAACGGAGGGAACAATGAAGACTGACTTCTCGGCGGACACCGACCGCGTGCGCTCGCTCCGACTCGACGGGAGGGGGAGAGTCACGATACCGAAAGACCTCCGGCAGTCCCTCGGACTCTCGGAGGGCGACCGCGTGGAAATCGTCGTCTCACCCGACGAATAACCCCCTACTTTTACCGTTATCTCGCGGCCACCGAGAGGTATGGCAACCAAGAAATTCCGCGGGCAATCCGCGACTCTCGAAATCTCGGGGAACAACCTCGCCAGCGAAGCCGTCGCCGTCATAGACGAACCCGAGGTGGCCGCGCCCGAACAGACCGTGCAAACGCTCAGAGGAGCAGGGTCCACGAAGATTCAGGACCGCCAGAAGACCGAGACCGAGGTATCCGTCTCGGGCGAGATTTCTGCGTTCGCACTGGATACGTGGGACCGCCTCATCGACTACGACGAGGCGGCCGGGCAACTCGACAACAGTCCGGAGGTTCCGCTGTTCGACGTGACCGTCGTCTACACGGCCGCCGACGGGAGTACGAAGGAAATCGTGGTGAAGGACTGCCACGTCGACGGTTCGATTCCGCTCGGCGGGAGTCGAGAGGAGTGGATTGGGATGAGTCTGGAACTCGTCGGGTCGGACCTCTCGATAACGAACACCGACGCCGCCTCTGCCTAATCCATGACCGGGAACGACCGGCGCTCGATTACGGAACTGCGGCGGATGGACGAACAGGAAGCCCGCCAATCGCTCACCGTCGCCGAGTACGAGCGATGGGAGTCCATCAACCAGTTGCACGACGAAGCCGAGGAAACCCGCGAGCAGTGGGAGGAGGAAGAACAGGAAGTGTCCGACCTCGTTGTCCGCGCCGACCCGGAACAACTCGGGACTGAGGTTGACCTGTTCGGGAACGACGTGCTGGTTCGCGTCGATTCGGAGGACCGGCGGTTCCGAGAGGCGGCCGAGTCCCTGAGCGACGAGATCGATGAGGGCGACACGCCCGAAGACGTTCCGGACCTCGATGACGAGACGCGCGAGCGCGTCGGCGAACTCCTCGAAACCATGCTTGACCGCGTTCTCGTCCGATGGGACGGCCACGACTGGCAGGGCCTCGGCGACGGCCAGCGGGCCGCCGTCTTAGCGGAGTGTCGGGAGAAGTGGGGCGTGGACGGACTCATGCTGGCGTTCGTGGACATCGTGGCGGCGGTGAACGAGGACCGCGAGGAGAAAGTGAGCATCATCGAATCCTTTCGCCAGTCGGAGAGGGCCGGGCGTAATTGAGGTATTGCGGTTGACGGGCTTCCGGACGTGGGGCGAGTTCCTACGTGAGACGAGCGAGTTCGAGCGCGAACTTATCGTCCGGAGCGTGGAGCAGTGGCACCGCGAACGCGAAGACGCGATGCCGTCCGCGTGACTACTCGACGGGACTGACGGTGGTTTCGTCGGGCGAGACCGAGATTTTGAATCCGGCGTATTCGAAGGCGAGTGTTGTATTCGAGTCGGCGTCATGTGCCCGAACTCGTTTGAGTAGGTCGGCGTTGACCGCTGACTCTATCGGCGGTAGGTCGAGTGGCGTTGTGTCCTTGAGCGCGGCGACGTGTCTGACGATGGAGACAGTTATCTCGTCTTGCGGGTCGTTGTGATAGGTCTGCATCACTGAACCCGATACGCTGGCGGGCGATAAGTTTCGGACCTAATCGTTTAGCCATCGCCCGCCCTGTATGTTTTAGGCGTATGGTTGTCTCGGCATAGATATGAGTTCGAGCGACATCAATATCGCAGTGGAGGCGGAAGGCACCGCCGACGCCGCCGAGGAGCTTTCCGGCGGCGGTGGCCAGCAACAGGTCGGCGGGCCTCTCGGCGGCGTCGGCGGTGGTCCCGGAGGGATGGGCGGCCGAGGGAAGGGCGGACTGAAGGGCGCGCTCCGCGGTGGGGCGATTCTCGCCGCTATCAATCTCGTTCTCGACTTGCTCGGGCCGGTTCAAGACCTCCTCGGCGGTGTCTTCTCAGTATTGAAAGCATTCCTCGCGCCGGTCGGGTTGATGCTGATGCGTCTGCTGATGCCGTTCCTCAGATTGGGAATCAAGCTCTTGCCGGGCTGGCTGAATCTCATGTCGGACGCGAACGGATTCCTATCAGGGATGATGGATAAGATGAGCTTCCTTGGGAAGATAACGACGTTCCTCGGTGCTATCGCTGGCGGAATCGGCGGGGCGAAGATAGGCGCGATGGCGGGCGCTATCATCGGTGGTTTCATCGGGAGTGTGGTTCCCGGATTGGGGACGGCGGTCGGCGCGACGGTCGGCACGAAAGTCGGCGCGATAGTCGGTGGGTTGCTTGGGACGCTCATGGGCGGCGTGTCGATAGCTGGCGTCGTGTCGTGGCTCGAAAGCAACTGGCAGAAGCTCACGGGGACGCTCGGGAACATCTGGAGCGAGTTGAAGAACCTGCCGGGTGCGTTGTGGTCTCGGTTGAAGCAACTCCCCGGCCAGATTGGGTCGGCGCTCGCGTCGGTGCTTCCGTTCGGCGGCGGCGGTGGGTCGGGCGTGGTGTCGAAGGTGTCGGGTCTCGTCGGCGGCGGCGGTGGGGGCGGCGACCTCGCGGACCGTCTGTCGGGACTTCTCGGCGACGACCGCTCCGGCGGCGGTGGGGGCGGCGACCTCGCGGACCGTCTGTCGGGACTTCTCGGCGACGACCGCTCCGGCGACGGTGGCGGTGGGACGCAAGTGAATATCTCGGGCGGTCTCTCGACGTTCGTGGAGAGCGTGGAACGAAACTCGAATATTGACCTATGACGCTGGAGAAACTAACCCTCTCGGTGACTGTCTCGGGGACGACCCGCGAGTACGAGGTGTCGATGCTCGAAAGCGTGGACATCAGTAGTCAGAAGGACGCGATGAGTATCGCGCCGCCCGGACTGTCCGCTCGGGAGAATATTCTCCTCGGCGTGTCGGGGATGCAGGCGGACATCTCGGTAGGGTTCAAGGTCCACGACGACGGCACCGACAAGAGCAATGGGACCGCGCCCGCTGGCGTCTACTCGAATGATACTGTCGTGACTGTCGAGGAGCAGATTCGGTACTTGGAGGATTATATTCACGCGCCGGATTTCTCGGCGTCGTGGAGTTTGGACCATGTGACGGGCGCGGCGTTCAACAACGACGAGGTGTACCTCGAAAGCGTGGACGTGACGCCGATTAGCATGGATTCGCCGAAGTGGAAGCCAGCAACTCTCAGGCTTCGGCGCGGGAAGTCGGTCTAACCCTATCGGTAGTATTTAGTATATGGGTTTGCATACTTAGAGTATGGAGAATAGTCAGAAGGACGGCGAACAGGACTCCGAGGACGAACTCCGGACGCGCGTTGGTCACTGCAAGGCCGACGAGACGGACATCTACGTCGGACGCGGCCAGAACGGCCGGGACATGCTCTCGGTCGGCAAGCCCGGAAAGCGCGGCTGGCTGGGCAACCCGTTCACACTCGACGACGGTCACAGCCGCGAGGAGAGCATCGACCGGTTCCGGGATGCGTTCTACGACAAGCTCGGCCGGGACGACGAGTTCCGTGCCGCTGTCGAAGACCTCGACGGCGATGTGCTCGGTTGCTGGTGCCAGCGTCTCGACGAGGACAGTCCGGCGTGCCACGCCGAAGTGATTGCGGACTACGTGAACGGCGAAGGGCCGGAGACCATCACGGCCGCAGAGCGAGGTGAAGCATGAGCAATTCGGAGAGCGAACTCGGAGAACCGTTCCCGACCGAGACGTGTCCGTGCGGCGACCCACAGCCCGACCCAGAACACCTCTACTGTGAGGATTGCATCGACCGCATGGCCCGCGAGTGGCAAGAGAGCGTCGAGGAGGCACGGTCTGCATGATTCGCCACTACTGTACGGTCAAAGAACGGGAGGGTATCGCTGTTAAAGACTCCAACGACCGACTTCGGTGCGCTAACTGCGGGTCGTTCCAAGAGGTGGCAGAATGAATTGCGAGGACGAATCCCGAGAGGAAACGGAGTACGACGTGGACGTTTACACTCACCACGGGTCAGTGCGAGTCACTGCCAGCTCGGAGCGTGAGGCGCGGCAAAACGCACTCGAAGAAATCGATTTCGACAATGGTTCGTCCTTCACTGAAAAGCCCGAGGAGGTGAGCGATGGCGAGTAACGCACGGGATTCGGAAGACGAACCAAGATTAGCGGAAGCGAAAGCAGTCGCCGGGCGCGAAGAAACCGAACGCGAACGGAAACAGCGAGAATACCGCGAACTGATGGCCGAGAAACAACGGAGAGAACGCGACGACTCTCGCCGGGTTCGCGGCGACGGAATGCCGGTCGGGTCGCCGCCGCCCGAACTGCTGTAGAACCCCGCCGTCTCTTTTTTAGTGTCATCCCGCCCGACCGAGAGGCATGGCAACCGAGATTCAAGTAGACCGCTCAGGGACGTGGGAAGCAATCGACTACGACGACTGGAGTATCGAAGTCGGCGTCTCCGACGTACTGGTCGCGCCAACCGCGACCGTCGCGTTCCGAGCGCGCGAGAACGTCACGGCAGGCCAGCCGCTCCGAATCCAAATCGGCGAAAGTACCGTCTTCGAGGGCGAGACCGAATCGTCGGGGACGGTTCAAGGCACGAAGTCGGTGAAGGTGTCGGTGGAACACGCGGCGGCCGCGTTGTTTGAGGAGTCCGTAAGCCTCTCCGAATCAGCCGCCAGCGACGAAGACGTTCTTCGCGCGGCGTTGTCGGCGTCGAACTCGGGCGGCGACTTCACGCTCCAGTACGCGGGGAGTGCTACCTCGCTGAACTCGGAGTATTCGGTGTCTGACCGCTCGCTCAAGTCGGTGTTCCGCGACATGATGGACCGCACGAGTCGGGTGTGGTGGGTGGAACCGGCGTCGAACACTATTCACGTCCAACAGCGAGGCGGACGTGGGACGTGGAAAAGCCTATCCGCTTCAGGGGACGGCGTGGGCGTCCGCAAGTACGACGACGGCTCAGTTGATACGGTCCGGAACTCGGTTACGGTGACGGCGACCGGCGGCGAGGCGGTGTCGGCGACCGCCAGCGACTCAAACTCTATCAGCGAGTACGGGAAACGCTCGGAGTCCGTGAACATCGGGTACGCGACCACTCAAAGCGAAGCACAAGCCTACGCAGACGAACTCCTCGTGACGAGTCCGCTCGCACAGGGCGAAGTGGCGGTGCCGCGGTCGGTTGGCGACGTGACCGTGCCGCTGGCGAACTACACGATAGACCTCGAAGACGCCTCGAAGGGGGTTAGTGCTACTAACCTCACCGTCGAGAAGCAAGTTATCGAGCAGGGCCGCGCGACACTCGTGGTCGGCGAAGGGTCGGGGGTGTCGATGTCAAACATCAACCGCGACCGCAAGAGCCGGAAGGACACGACGAAACCGGGGAGCGTCTACAATACGGACCGAATCGCCGACGACGCGATAGAAACCTCGAAGCTTGTGGATACGGCGGTTATCGAGGAGAAGATAGCCGACTTGAGCATTAGCGAGACGAAGATTCAGGACGGCAGTATCTCGACGCCGAAGCTGAAAGCAGAGGCGGTTACGGCGGGGAAGATTCTCGCCGGGACGATTACGGCGGCCGAGATAGCGGCGGGGACGCTAACCGCGAACGAGATAGACGTATTGAATCTCGACGCGGGAGACATCTCGGTCTTGAACGGGAGCGGTGAGGGTCTTGAGTTCAACCTATCCGGTTCGTCGGTTGTCATGGAACCGACTGCTGGCGGCAGTGTCGGCATCGGGAGCAACAGCAACCGGATTAGCATCTCGTATTTCTCGACGGTGACTGCTGGCGGCGTTGCGATGGACGAGTTCGCGCCCGACACGAACCCCGCCGATAACTCGTTCGGGTTCGAAGTGGTCGGCGAGAATATCGGCGACAACGCGATTCGTCCGGGGTCTGACGACCGGAACTATGTCGGGACTCCGAGTCGGGCGTTCCGGGAGATGAATGCGTATGCGTTCATCGACGCCGACTCGGGGACCGAGTTATCGGACGGCGGGAGTGCGACGGCGGGACTCTCCTCGATGGACACGATACCAGACCACTGCAAAGCGAGAGACCACGACGGGGACGAGAAGGGAATCGAGATTAACAGTCTGTCGAAATGGTTGTTCGACGTGGCCGTGGAGCAAGAGCGAGAAATCGAGCGACTGGAGGAGCGAATCGAGACGTTAGAGGAGAAGGTTTCTTAGCCGTGGTTAGTCTCGGTCGTAGACGACGTTATCGAGCGCGTAGAGTCCATAGGGCGTGATGGCTGTGATTGCGAGCATGAGCCAGTATTCCAGCCAGCGTTCCCCGAGGTAGGTCATGTCGAGTTTGACTTTTCCGCCCGTGGTTGCGACCGCGCCCATGACGAACGCCGACCCGATGCCGAGTCCGATGAGAACGACGAACAGCGTGAATCCGGTAAGTCGTTTCAGTTCTCCCATGTCTGAATACTGTTACGAGAGTGCCTTAGTCTTTGCTTGTCCACCGCCGGGGTAACGACTAACCCCCACCGTTCGGAACCAACCGGGTATGCATGAACTCTCGATGCACGTCGCGGAACTCCCGGACGTAGACGACTGGCTGTCGGGCGACAGCCGAGAACTCGCCTACCAAGTCGTCCACGCCAACGGCGACCCCATCGACATCTCCGACGCTTCGGTGTCGTGGGCGCTCTACCGCAGGGAATACGAGGACCAACCGAGCGATGCCGTACTCTCCGAGTCCGATAGCGGCGTCGAAGTGATAACGGACAGTCGCGTGGATTCGGCGAACGGCGAGTTCAAGGTTCGCGTGTCCGCGAGTGCGACCGAGGGGTTGCACGGCGAACTCTACCACCGCCCCGAAGTCGAACAGCAGGATGGAACCACGGCGTCGTGGCGTGGCCGAGTCGTCATCGAGGCGTGACTCGCCGGTATGTTTTAACCCCGTCCGGTGACTCGTCCAGAGTATGAGCGAGCGAGAACTTAACTGGGGCGCGGACCGAACCGACGCGAACTACGCGACCGGGGAAGACACGTCGACGGGGAATTTCAAAGTCGCAGAAGACACGAACGGCGGGACTGTCCTGTTGGAGTGGGATTCGGCGGCTGGCGAGTGGGTGTCGCGTGGCCCCGTCAACCTTGATGGCAACGACCTGACGAACGTCGGCTGGATGGGTGCTAATGAGGTATCTGCCAACAAAATTGATTCAGACGAGCTA